TACTATTTCAACATAGATTCAATAAACAATACAGTTATATCTGTAGGATAGGAGACAGTCATGCCTTGGCCTTATATTGAAGGTGATTTTATGGAGATGGGTGAGACCGGGTGGGTTTCAGTTGGACATGATAGATATGTCAATATCAAAACTGGTCACACCATAGATCAAGACGGTAAAGAATATGATCCAAACGGATTGCTTGTCACAGAACACAACACGGAAGATTAATAAATGTCAATAGCTATAAAAAAAATAGAAGACTTAGATCCGCTACAAAAGCTATCGCTCTTGGATTTTTCGTACTCAAGGTTGGATACTTACGCGCAATGCCCATCAAAATATTTTTATTCTTATATACAAAAAGAACCTAGACTATTTGGAGAAGCCGCAACGCTTCGGAAATATAGTCCACGCAGTATTAGAAAAAGTAGTTGATAAAGAAAAGCCATTAGACCATCAAGAGATGGTTGATGAGTTTGAGGCAAGCAAACAAAAGTTAGATCCAGATAATAAAATATCTCAGGAATTAATTTCTGTTGGAAGAAATCTTATAAATGAATTTTACGATCAAAACTTAGACACAACTTTTGACGTATATGATAAAGAACATGCCTTTAGTTTTATTATAGGTAACTATTCAATGATAGGTTATATAGATAGAATAGATGTCGTAGGGGATAGAGTCAATATTATTGACTATAAAACTGGCAAATGGGAAGTCACCCAAAAGGGTATAGCGCAAAACCTACAGCTGGGAATCTATGCGTTAGCTGCATCTATAATGATGCCAGAAAAAGAAATCTATGCCGAGCTACATTACCTAAGATCTGGCAAAAGAAAAGGTCACCTCTTTACTAAAGAAGATCTGGAAGATGTGAAGGTAAGATTGTTATCTTTAATTAAAGATATAGTCAATGACAATTCTTTTGCGGCTACAAGCAACGTAAGAGCCTGCTCATACTGTGACCACGCTAAGTCTGGCGAATGTGGCGTTGGTGTGTTTAGAAATAAAAAGAATCATTGGAGCGCATAAAGCGTTATTAGGTATACAAAAAACCCCCCCGCTGGATATACCAACGGGGGGGTTTTTATATTTAACTATTAGAAAGAAGCTTCAGAGCTAAGTTCGAAGTCATTGCCGTCAAACTCAGTTACGAGCTTGATAGCTGTTTCGTGGTTAAAACCGTAGTTATTAACCAAGGCATCAATCGCCTCTTCATTAGCTGCCTGGTGCATGCTGTCCAATAGGGTTCTTGTTGTTGTTGTATTTGTCATAATTGTATTCTACCTATTCCTCTGTGGTTTCGCAACTTTAAAGCCGCTTGTTTTTTACATTTATTTAAAGTATAATATACTTAGTGGATATAACAGAGTAGAGGTTACATGGTTAAGAGCATCGTTGTCAAGTCCGCAGACTTTTTTATTTCTAGATCAAAAATGAAAAACCATCCAAATTTTAAAAAGATTAACGGCAATAAAATTGCGGAAGAAATAATTTCTGATGAGGTTAAGAAACCTCCAAGGACAGGCAATGCTTACAAGCATACCAAAACTGGATACAGAAAAGATATTGATTTAAATGTAAGATCTAATTGGGAAGCTAATTTTGTACGCATCTTAAATGCATATAAAATTAAACATGAATTTGAACCTACTGTTTTTTCTTTTCCAATTAAAAAAGGAGTTAAAGGTTATACGCCCGACTTTTATTTATGTGCAACTGATGAATGGGTTGAGATGAAAGGGTACTTAGACCCAAAAAGTAAAACAAAAATAAAAAGATTTAAAAGATATTACCCAAAAGAATTTGAAAAGTTCACGTGCATCATCAGCAAGTACGCTAAGGACGCTGTTGAATTCTTAAACGAATTAGGTGTACCTAATATAGTTTACTACGAAGACATAAGATCAGAATACTCAGAAAATATAATTTACTGGGAAGGAAAATAATGGCCGCTTATAAAGAACAATATTATAATCTAGAAGAAAATGAAATGCAAGAGCTAATAGCTCAAGCTAAGTCCGGAAGCCACGCTGCAAAGCAGGAGTTGTTAAAAGTTTTTAATAATTTCTTAAGTAAGTACGTAGCATTGCTATACCACGGCAGATATAATCTAGCGGACTATGACATAAGAAGGTTCATTGGTTTGTTTGTTAAAAATCCTTACACTCGTATGGCATTAATGAAAAATAAATTAGTAAAAAAAGATCATAAAGACGTATCAGAAATAATGGGCCGGCATAGTTTACATGGCCAAAAGATATGGAGACGAAGAAGATATACGCCAAACGATAGACACGACATTCTTTCAATGCATTGCCAGGTACGAAAAGAAAGAGTCAGCTAAGGGGCCAATACCTTTTAGCCGGATTCTTGTATAGCTACTTTTTTTACTTGCTAAAGAAAAACGTTGATACATTTTTGATAGACCAGCTAGGAAGAAAAACGTTTCCACTAATAGACGATGACGCAGACACTGACCCGGAAAGTGAAAATTTTCAAACAGGATTTAAGGCAGAGCCTAGAGAGTATTCTTTAGAATCAATTTTGTCCGCAGAGGATATAGATGAAGCTTGGGTGGTCGGAGAAAATAATTTTCCTCCTTTCGATAAGTTGACAATACAGGAGAGGCAGCTGATAAAATGGAGGTATGTAGATGGCAAAAGGTCCAGTGATATATCTTTAAAAATCAATGAACATCCTAATACTGTTAGGGAACATCTAAAGGAAATAAGAGAAAAAATAGTTTCAATAATTAAAACTGATGAAGAATTGCAACCACTATTAAAACAATTTGGTTTAATCAAAAAGGATAAAAATGAATAATCAGAGTTTAGAAAAACTCCAACAACTACTTTCAGATTTTCTTGGACCACAAATCCAGGAGGTAATTAATTCTTATGTTGATGTAACAAAAAATAATAAATACTTTATAGAGATACCGGACGAAGATACTGTTGACTTGGGCATCGAAAACATGGCTTCACTTGTAGCCAAGACATCTAACGTGTACGGTAGAGCAGCAAGATTTGCTGGCATGGCCCGAGCCAACTATAAAATAATGGAAGGTAAATATAAAAAGAAATATAAGTCTTCTAGAGTTGGCAAGAATGAGGCGGAGAGAGAAGCAGCAGCCATGGAGGCAGCAGAGGACGAATACTCAGCCCTGATCACATGCGAAGCCGTCATGAGCCTAGCTGAGTCAATGGAGAGTGCTGCTCGAATATCTTCAGAGTCAGCTAGAAAGTTAATGGACAAAGTGCAGTCTATGCAGATCGCTGCATCCAGAGAAAGTAAAGGTCATTATCTTGAAAGTGATTTTACTACCTACTAAAGGAGGCAAATATGTTTATAGGCCATTACAGAGCTGTCGATAAAGCTAAAGAATTTTATTCTAATAAAAGAAAAAAATTAGATTTTCCTACTCAAGTTGAATATAAGAAAGAAAGATACCTATTAGTATCTACTCATACTATTTCTGGGGGTAGCCAGGAAAACAATATTAAAAATAGAGCCATTGAATTGGGCATCCCCTATGATATCGAAGTAGATTAATGAACTTTGAAGTTTTTTGCGATGGGGCCTCAAGGGGGCAAGGGCAAAAGAAAACTGGTGAAGCCGCCTGCTCGGTAGTTGTATACAAGAACAGAAAAAAAATAGCACAATTTTCTAGGGGTCTTGGCCCAAGAACAAATAACGAAGCTGAATACGAAGCTGTTATAGCTGGCTTACTAATATCCGCTATGGCTGATTTATCTGACCCTATTATTTATACTGATTCAGCTGTGGTCGCAAACCAAATAAATGGCAAGTGGGAATGCAAGAACAGGCTGTTGCTACCCTTGTTGATGACCATCGAGGAAATAAAATCAGAGTATAATTTCAGAGTGATTCAAGTCCCAAGATCTTTTGTCTGGGAACCCGATGCGTTGGCCAATGCTTTTCTGGACGAATTAGAAATCAGAAATCAAAAAATGCAATAATTTTCTGCTATACTTGTTGAATGAAAAAATTTGTTAACAACCAACCAATAATACTTGGCCTATCCGGTAAAGCTGGAAGTGGAAAAACTTCTGTAGCGGAATCAATAATACCAAAAGGTTCAATGGAAACTGTAAAGTTTGGAATAAATTGGGATCATATTTTTTATGCTCTTCCACTTTATGAGATGGCATCAATAAAGAAAAACATAATAGGCTTTAATGAAGAATCAAGAAAACTTTTTTCTCTTCACGAAGTTTTATATGAGGTCTATGGAGGAGCCTCTATAGGCAACATGCCTCACTACGATACCCTTATCGAAAAAGTAAAGCAGATCTACAATACCCCAGTGGAAGAAGAGGGCATCAAGCCTAGAACGTTCCTGCAAAAAGCCGGTGATATTTGTAGGGAGTACGACGAAAACTGTTTTGCAAACTGGGCGATTATAAAAGCAAATAAAATATATAGAAATTATTTAAAGAATCATGATGAGGACAGTGTTAATCCCCTGTGCATTATAGTGTCTGATGTGCGTTATTTAAACGAAGCCAAGAACATTCTTAAGCAGCCAAATGGATTTGTCATAAGTTTTGATGCAGATAAAGAAATTCTTGATCAACGCATTTTGAAGCGAGATGGTGCTATAATGAGTGGCGAACAGTCTGGACATAGTTCAGAGATGGAAGCAGAAGAAGTTAAGCAAGTAGCCTCTGCCGTTATAGATACAAACAATATGAATTTGGAACAACAAGTTGCGGCAACACTAGAGTGCCTCGGAATAGGAATCAAGAGCAATGCCTAAGATTAATAAAAGTGCCCAAGAATCATCTTCATTTGATTCTCCCATAGACAATGTAATGAATTCTGTTTCCGCAGACTTGGCTATCACGACATCGCCAGTCTTTATTTGTGGGGTAAACAGAAAAATAAACATTGGGAATTTTGAGAACATTGACGTCTACGCCGCGGTAACTATACCACTGCCAAACGCCTCGTTTGAGGATAAAGAAGGCCTTAGATTGGCTATAGAAGATGCAGCTGCGTACGGGTTTGCTGTTGTTTCTAAAGAAACTGGTGATAGATACTCTTTAATTAAAGAATCACAACAGGGAAATAAATAGACATTAATTGTAAATTATCATTATATAATATATAATATTACTATATTAACACAAGAGAAAAATAGAGGGTAAAATGTTTAAGAACATAGCGAATAAAATAAAGTCAGTCCTTTTCAAGGCACAAAATATCAAAGCAGATAGTGCCATGGCTAAAGCGCAAGCTAAGTTAATCGACCAATTTGCCGATCAAGCAGATGCTGTTGCTGACATTGCAGTGCAAGCCGCAGAAAACATCGTTAAGGACGCTAAGAAAGAAGCAGCTAAGGCAGTCAAAGATGCCTCTAAGGCAACAAAGAAGCCTTCAGCAAAAGCTCCTAGCAAAACAGCAGGTGCAAAAAAGGGTAGTTCAAAAAAGACAACTAAGTAATTATTTTTCGTTACTATGTCCTTAGCTAAGTTTAGAAAAGTATCTAAAGGTGGGGTGTCACTCAAAAAAAAATTGGGTGACCCACTAGATTCTGGAACTAAAAAAGATCCTGAAACGAAAGATAAAAAAAATGACCAAAAATAAATTTAGTTTAACAAGTATGTTTTGGCATTTGGTTTTTAGACTTTATGATATAGCAGAAGCTATGGACAGAAAGAAAGAAAATGGTAATAAAAAATAAAATTTATATAGCTGGTCCTAGAATGGGTCAAAATAATTCTATGTACGGCATTGAAATAGGTAAAGCCTCGAAAAAAGTTAAATCTTCAAAAGTTAGCAAGAGTAAAACAAGGAAGAAAAAATAATGGCTAAAACCGCTGCATGGCAACGCAAAGAAGGCAAGAACCCTGCTGGAGGCTTGAACGCTAAAGGCCGTGCTTCATACAAGGCCCA